AGCCCGCGCGACACGCGGCGGATCGGTTCGACTCGTCGCTGGGCGCCCGATCACGTCGGTATGCCCGGATCGGGCGCCGTGGCACGCCAGAATCACCGCTGACGCCCGTTCGGCGTGCCGGCCCGTCGTGGCGTCGGCCCGGCCGCCGGCGGAGCGCACGACCCCGTACAACGGCCCGTTCAGCCCGACCCCAGAACGGAGCGTGACCCGATGCCGCGAGCCGGTCGTCGACCCCGACCGACGGCGCTGAAGATCCTGAACGGCGAGCGGCCGTCCCGGGTCAACCAGGACGAGATCCCGGCGCCACCTGGTGCGCCGGTCCCGCCGCCCGACCTCGACGACGACGTCGCCGGCGTGTACGCCGAGCTCGTGCGCCTGCTCGAACCGACGGGCGTGCTCACCGCCCTCGACGGGCTGGCGTTGTCGGCGTTCGCCCAGGCCGTGGCGACGCACCGCCGGGCGGCCGCCCTCGAGTCTGCCGTCGGCCCGCTCGTGCGCGACGACCGCGGGCAACCCCGCACGAACCCGGCGGCCCGGGTGCGTCGGGACGCCGGCCGGGACATGCTGCGCTGGTGTTCCGAGTTCGGGATGACGCCGTCGTCACGGTCCCAGATCGCCCGCCGGTACGCCGGCGGCACGTCGATGGCGTCACCGAACCCGACCGCCGCGAAGTACCTGACGACCGGGTCGGCGTCATGACGACGCCGCTACCGGTCGGCCAGGTGCTCGACGACCTCGTGCAACTCGGCTGCTTCGCCGCCGACCGCGACGTCATCGCCGCGCCCGAGGTCACCGACGCCGAACGAACCCGGATCGCCATCCGGTCCGCGCTTCACGCGTTGATCGTCCAGGGATACCTGGTCATCGCCGAGCCCGACACGTGGCCCAAGTGGTTCTCGCCCGACAACGACCGGACGGGCGCGCCGTGAACCCCGACGACGTGTCGCTGCCGACGTCGTGCCCGTGGTGCGGCAAGCGACTCGACCGCCATCACGGCGCCGCCCGGCCCGCAACGCCCACCGCCGGCGACGTCGGGCTGTGCTGGGGATGCCAGCGTGCCTTCGTGTTCGTCGACGACACGGGCCGGGTGCGCCGACCGACCGAAGCCGAGGCGGCCGACATCGCCGCCGACCCCGAGGTCACGCTCGCCCGGGCGGCGATGCGCGACACCGACTGGCCCGACGACGCCACGGCGTTCAGCCGGTCGGTCCTGGGCGGTGAGCCGTGATCGGCGTCCCGACCCTGCGGTGCCCGGTGTGCCCGTTGTGCGGTGAACCGCCGACGATCATCCTCGCCGGCGCCGTCCAGGCGTTCTGCGGGAACGACTCGTGCCGGGCGATGTGTTGGAACCCGTCGGACACGGCCGCCGGCAACCTGCGGGTGAACCCGGTCGCCGAGGTCGTGGCGGTCGCCCGCCGGATGCGCGACCTGATCGCCGGCGATCACCCGCTCGACGACGCCGACTGCGCCGCCGCCGTCGACGACCTCGTCGACGCCGTCAACCGGCTCGACACCGACCAGGAGCCCGTGTCGTGACCGACAACGTGACGCTGGTGATGTTGGTCCTGATCGTCGCCGTGTTGATCACGGTCCTGGCGCTCGCCGCCGCCGGTCATCGACGGGATCGCCGGCGATGATGCCCGACCCGATCACCCTCCTGTTCATCGTCGTGTGCGCGATCGTGTTCGTCGGGCTCCTGTACGTCGCGGGGATGCGCCGGCCGTGACGCCGATCCCGACGCCCGTGCATCGGTGCCCGCATTGCGAGGCGGTGAGCGCGAACCCGGGCGACGTCACGAACGGGTACTGCGGGCGGTGCCATCACTTCTGCGCCGACTACCCCGACACGGCCCGGTTCCCGGCGTTCGACGACGCCTGGTGCGTCCCCGGTACCCGGGTCGTGGTCGGCAACGTGCGGTCGGGGTTCTACGGGCATCACGGCCGGGTGATCCGCCGGCACCCGTCCCGGCTCGTCGATGTCCGCCTCGACGACGACGCACCCGTCGGCGACGTCGAGTTCGGCACCGGTGAACTCATCGCCGAGGTGACCCGGCCGTGACCGGTCACGAGTGGATCGTGCGCGGCGCCCGGGTCGTCGTCGACGACAGCCGGTTCACCTACGACGGCGATCACGGCGTCGTGTTGTCCCGGGCGAAGTACTCGACCCTCGTCCGCCTCGACGCCGGCGAAGATGTCGAGGTCGGGCTCGATCACCTACGACCCGAGAGGAACGACCCTGAATGACCGCTGTTGAACATCGCTTCGTTGACCGTTCCCGCTGGCCCGACGGCCCGTGGCGCGACGAACCCGACCGGGTCGACTGGGTCGACCCCGTCACCGGGTACCCGTGTTTCGTGAAGCGTGGCCCGCTCGGCGCCTGGTGCGGGTACGTCGGCGTCCCGCCCGGTCACCGGTTCCACGGCGCCGACTTCGACGACGTGCTCGTCGACGTGCACGGCGCGCTGTCGTACGGCGCGCCGTGCGAACCCGACGACGAGCGGTCGCACGTCGAACGGATCTGCCACGTTCCCCAGCCCGGCGAACCCGACGACGTGTTCTGGTTCGGGTTCGACTGCTCCCACTATCACGACGTCATCCCGAACCTGGTGATGAGCGGGTTCCCGTACCGCGACGACGAATCCAGCTACAAGACGACCGCCTACGCCCGGGCCGAGGTGACGTCGCTCGCCCGTCAACTCGCCGACCTGGCCACCGGAGGCGACCGTGGCGAACCCTGACCTACCGAACCTGCATGACCGGACCGACCCTCGACGGCCCGGCGGTGACATCGCCGGCCCGGGCGGGCCGTACGACCGCGACGCCGTCGTCGTCGACACGTCCGACGCCGTGCTGCTCGACTACTCGACGGTCTCGACCGTCGAATTGCAACGACGATCGGGTCCCGGGCCGGCGTCCGAGGTCGCGTTCGCGCTGATGCTCGAAGGCCGGGTGAACAAGACCCGGGACCGAACCCGGGTGTTGTACCTGATCAACGCCGACGGCGTCGCCGCGCTCGTGACCGAACTGCTCGGGCTCGCCAAGCGGGCCGAGAACCTCGGCGACCCGGCGCTCGCCGACGAGCTTCGCCGCCGGCTCGGCGAACGATGGGACGAGATGCCGACATGATCCGGTGTCCCTGGGCGATCAAGTTCGGCATCACGCTGAACACGAGGTGCACGCTCGAAGCCGGGCACCCCGGGTTACACGTCGCCAAGGGCCTGGCCGACTTCGACCATCAACGGATCGACTGGCACCCGGGTCACGGCAACGAGTTCCTGACCGACCGGGACGACGAGCACGCGTGGGAGATCGCGCCGTGAACCAGGTCGTCGCCATCGGCGACTGCTTCGTGTGCAAGCGGACGTTCATGTTCGACGCGGACGCCGTGCCGTCGGTCTGGATCGACTCAGCGACGGGCGTGCCGCCGCCGGACGGTCACCCGCCGCCCGACACGGCGTACCGTCAGCCCGTGTGTTACTCGTGCGCCGAGACCGTCGCCCGGCTCCGCCTCGACGAAGGCGTCGCCGACCTGTGGCACGGCCGCTGGGGTACGCCGTCGTGATCGTCGTCGAACGCCGGGTGCAACTCACCGCCGGGTACCTGGCGTTACGGATCGAGATCCCCGACGACGCCGTCGAGATGGGTGACCGCGAGGCGGCGTTGATCACCGGGCTGCTCGGGTCGATCGCCAAGTTCACGGGTCACGGCGCCGTCATCGTGTGGACCGATCACGATCGGGAGGCGCCGTGATCACGTGCCGGCTCTGCGGGCGGGTGTTCACGCCCGACCTCGACGACATCCCGCTCGTGTTCGATCGCGTCACCCAGGCGCCGGCACCGGTCTGCTACGGGTGCGCCGATGACATCCGCGAGGTGCTGCGGGCGTACCAGGATGTGCCGTCGTGACGGGCCGGGCGGTGACGGTCGGGGTCGGTGTCGGCGTGGTCGCCGGGATCGTGCTCGGGCGGATCTTCATCGTCCGGCGGGTGCGCCGCCTGCTGCGTGAGTGGCATGACGGAACGCTCCAGATGCGAATCCTCGCCGAAGCGGCCGAGGCGTTCGCGTCGCACGAACGGCCCGGGCCGTCGGTGCGCGGTGTCGTGATCGACGCCGGCGGCGGTCAGGTCGGCGTGATGGTCAACCGTGACACCGAGGCGTACCCGCCGGTCGGTACGCCGGTGACGGTCGTCGAGACGGGATCACCGCCGAGGCGATGACCGCCGGCGGCGTTCTCGTCGACTGCTCGACGTCGAAGGCGCCGGTCCGTGACGGGAACCGCAAGCCGTGCGACCGGTGCGATCGCCGGGGTCGGCACTTCTGCGCGCCACGGGCCGCGCACGTCGTCGGGTTCATCGAGGAATGCTGCGTGCACACCAAGTCCCGGTGGGCGGGCAAGCCGTTCCTGCTGACGGAGTGGCAACGCCGCGAGATCGTCGAGCCGGTGTTCGGCTGGGTCGAGTGGTCGGCCGAGTTCGAGCAATGGGTTCGCGTGTACCGCGTCGTGTGGCTTTCAGCCGGGCGGAAGAATGGCAAGTCGGAGCTCCTGGCGGCGCTCGCGTTGTACCTGCTGCTGGCGGACGGCGAGCAGGGTGCCGAGTTGATCGGGTGCGCCGGCACGCGCCGCCAGGCCGGGAAGGTGTTCGCCGTCGCGCAACGGATGATCCAGTTGTCGCCGGTGTTGTCCGAGGCGCTGGCGTCGGGCGAGATCGTGATCACGAAACACGACGGCGCCCGGATCGCGCACGTGCCGACGGGTTCCTGGTACGAGTGCATCAGCGCCGATGCGGACAACGCGCTCGGCGAGAACATCCACGGGTGCCTGTTCGACGAGGTCGCCACCCAGCCCGGTGACGCGTTGTGGCACGCCGTTCGTACGTCGATGGGCACCCGCCCGCAGGCGCTGTTGATCGCGGCGACGACCGCGGGCGATCGGACGCACGGGTTCGCGGCCCGTGAGGCGGCGTACTGCCGTCGGGTCGCGGCCGACCCGGGCCTGGATCGCCGGCGGTACGTGTGGATTCGGGCGGCGAACCCGGCGGCCGAGTTGAACGACCCGGTCGCGTGGGCGGCGGCGAACCCCGCCCTCGGGCACTTCCTCAGCCCATCGGCGCTGGAGGATGAGGCGGCCGAGGCGATGCTCGACCCGCGCAAGGCGAAGGCGTTCCGCATGTTCCGCCTGAACCAGTGGCAACGGCCCGAGTCGCGCTGGTTGCCGGCGGGCCGGTGGCGTACGGGCGCGCCGGGCGACCCCGCGGCGTTGACGGGCCGGCGGTGTCACGGCGGCGTCGACCTCGCCGCGGTGTCCGACCTGACGTCGCTGTGCTGGTTCTTCCCGGCGCCCGACGACGAGGCGCCGGCCGCGGCCCGGTGGCATCACTACGTGCCCGAGGGTGCCGTCGAACGGCTCGACGAGATCACGTCGGGGTCGTTCAGCGAGTGGATCGCCGGCGGATGGGTCACGGTCACGCCGGGCGAGGTCGTCGACTACCGGCCGATGCGCGCCGACATCGCCGCGGGGTACCGGGACTTCGCGCTCGTCGACCTCGGGATCGACCGCTGGAACTCGTCGGAGACCGTGACCTGGGCGGCCGAGAACCTTCCCCGGCTCGACGTGTCGCTCGTGGCCCAGAGCTTCATCGGGCAGTCGTCGGCGTTGAAGGCGATCGACCGGCTGCTGCGGGAACGGCGCCTCGACGTCGGCGCCGACCCGGTCGCGGCGTGGTGCGCGGCGTGCGCCGAGGTCGTGCAGGACCGGGCCGAGAACCTGAAGTTGACGAAGCCGGATCGGGCGCGGGGCACGGCCCGGATCGACGCCGTCGCCGCGCTGGCGAACGCGGTCGACGGGTGGCTGCGGGCGCCGGCGCCGAAGAAGCGCGGCCGCGCCGTTGGATTCTGAATTATCCGAAAATTCGGGCAATGCACGTGCAACCCCGCCGTCGTTGTATGTGCCAGCGGGCGCGATTGGTCGCGCGTTGCCGCGCGCTTTTCCGCGCGGGCCGGCGCCGGCGGTTCCCGGGGTGGATGGACGCCCGAGGGAACGACGCCGGCGCCGGACGCCGACCTGCAACCGAAAGCGGGATGCGCGGGGATCGCCGGCGGTTGCACGTGAAACCGGGAGGTCGAGCTGCCCGGTCAGTGGTGCACCGGTCGACGTCCCCGCGCCGCGGATCGTATCCCGGCGCGGTGACGGTCGGGCGGAGTAGAACGGGCGGCCGTGACCGAGCCCGTGCCCGAACCGCCACCCGGCCGCCGCCCTACAGACCCGGCGCAGGTACTGACCGGGTTGCTCGTGCTCTTCGCCCTCGTCGCGACCGTGCTCATCATCGCGACCGCGGTCGTCTGGTGGTGGCGGACGGTCATCGGGTGACCGGCCGGTCACCGCGCCTAGCCTTCAGCCGTGGTCGACGATCGAACGCCCGAGCAGTGGCGCGACGTGTTGCTCCGCGAACTCGCCGCCCGGCAACCCGTGCTCGCTACACGATTCGCGTACTACGAGGGCGATCACCCGTTGCCGAGGGCGCCGGCCGCGGCCCGCGAGGCGTACGCCCGGTTCCTTCGCCAGTCCCGGTCGAACTGGGTGCAACTCGTCGTCGACGCCGTCGCCGAACGCCTGCAGGTCGTCGGGTTCCGCTTCGGTGCCGATGAGGGCGACGACCGCGACGCCTGGGCGATCTGGCAAGCGAACGGGCTCGACGCCGACTCCGAGCTCAGCCAGACCGATGCGTTGACGGGCGGCGTGTCGTACGTGTCGGTGTGGCCCGACGAGGCATCCCCGGTCGGCGTGATGATCGCACCGGAACACCCGCTGCAGACCATCGTGGCGTTCGACCCGCGCGGCCGCCGGCGCCGGGCGGCGTCGCTCAAGGCATGGGTCGACGTCGACCGCTGGATGTGCTGGGTTGCGACACCCGAGCGTTCCGTCACGTACGCGGCGCCCGCCGTCGGCGACGCCATGTCGGTCGTGCCGATGTCCTGGGATCTCGTCGACGACGTCGACAACCCGCTCGGCGAGGTGCCCGTGATCGAGTTGCGGCCGTGGCCGCGCACCCGCCCGCTGTTGCCCGGCGAGTTGCCGGGCCGGTCCGAGATGGACGGCGTGCTCGACATCCAGAATCGAATCAACACCACGACGTTCTCGCGAATTATCGCGACCGAGTACGCCGCCTTCCGGCAAAAATGGGCAACGGGGCTCGAAGCCCAGAACAAGCGCGACCCCGACACCGGCGAAGAGGTGCTCGACCCGATCACCGGGCTACCGATCCCCGTGTCGCCGTACGACGTCGCCGTCGACCGGCTCTGGGTCGCCGAAGACCCGGGCGTGCGGTTCGGCGAGTTCGGCGAGTCCGAGCTCAAGGGCTACGTGACCGCCGCCCAGGCCGACGTCGAGCAACTCGCCGCCATCACGCGCACGCCGCCGCACTACCTCCTTGGCGCCATCGTCAACGCGTCGGGCGACGCGTTGAAGGCGGCCGAGACCGGGCTCGTGTCGAAGGTGCGCCGCCGGGCCGGTCACTTCGGTGAGGGCTGGGAAGACGTGATGCGCCTGGCGTTCACCGCCACGGGCGACGCCCGGGCCGTCGACTTCGGCGCCGAGGTCATCTGGCGCGACTTCGAGACCCGGTCCGAAGGCGAACGGGTCGACGCGCTCGTGAAGATGGCGTCGCTCGGCGTGCCCGAACCCGTGTTGTGGCAGCGCTGGGGTGCGTCGCCGCAGGAGGTGCAGCGCTGGGAGGCGATGGCGGCCGACCGGGCGTTGATGCTCGCCGTCGCCGGCGGCGCGCCGGTGCCCGGTGAACCGGCGCCGGTGCCCGTGTGACGATCACGCCGGTAGATGCGTTGATGGACGGGTACGCCCGGGCTCACTTCCGGTACGGGACCGCCATCGAGGCGACCGTGACCCGGCAATGGGTCACCCTCGGCGGCGTCGACGACGCCTCGGCCGCCGCGTTCGGGCAAGCCGCGGCCCGGGTCGCCGGCGTCGGCCGGGCCGGCGCCGCCCGGCTCACCTCGACGTTCCTGACCCGCCAGGTCGCCATGTTGACCGACGGGCACGTGCGGGCCGTCGACATCGACATCGACGACCTGGCGACGCCGGCGTTGCGGTCCGGGCTCACCGACGCTGAACTGTGGCTGCGGCCCGTGGTGACGGCGCGCACGTACCTGTCCCGTGGCGCCCGGTACGCCGACGCGATGGCATCGGGCCGGGCGACGGCCGCCGGCATCGCTCACACCGACGTCGCCCTGGCCCAGCGGTACGCAACCCGGGCGTCGCTGTACGGCGACGACCGGGTCGTCGGCGTGCGCCGGGTGCCCGGGTGGCGGGCGTGCCGGTTGTGCTCGCTCGCGGCCGAGCGCGTGTACTACGTGCGGGACCTGATGCCGATCCACACGTCGTGTCGGTGCACGACCTCGGCCGTCGTCGACGGCCGCGACCCGGGCGCCCGCCGCAACGCCGTCACCGAGCGGGCCGCGACCGGCCCGTTGCCCGACGACTACGTGATCGACCTGACCACCGAGATCGCACCATCACTTCAGGAGGTGAACGCCTGATGCCACCCGACCCCGACCCCGGCACCCCGGCGCCCGAGGGCGATCCGCCCGATCCGAACACCGACTCGAACACCGACTCGAACACCGGCGAGGGCGGCGACGACGACGTCGACGTCAAGAAGCTGAAAGCGACCTTGGCGGCGGAGCGGCGGGCCCGCGTCGCCGCCGAACGCGAGGCGACGAAGCTCCGCGACGAACACGCCACCGACGCCGACCGCGCCATCGCCGCGGCCCGGGACGAGGGCCGGCGCGAGGCGATGGGTCAGGTCGGCGCCCGGATGGTCGAAGCCGAGGTGCGCGCCGCCGCCGGCGGCCGCCTGGCCGACCCGGCCGACGCCGTCCGGCTACTCGAGGTCGGGTCGTTCATCGACGACGACACGGGCGACATCGACCGGGACGCCATCGCCGCCGCCATCGACGAACTCGTCGAAGCCAAGCCGTACCTGAAAGCGGGTGCGTCGGGTCGCAACGGGTCGCCGCCGCCGCCTGCGCCGCAGGGCACCCGGCCCGGCCCGGCCGTCGAGGGCGACGGCGACGCGTTCCTGCGCCGGGTCGCGCGCGGCGGGTGACCGGCCGGTCATACTGAACCCGAGCCGGGACGCCGTGATGGCAACCGGCGGGCCGGTGACGGTCGGGCGCGTGATGCGCCACACCCCGTGGATGCAGCGTGATGCGGTCCCCGAGGTCGAGCAGTAGTCGACCATCGGAAGGAGGGCCGTCCCGTGCCCGTCATCGACTCGACGTTGATCCCGACGTCGATCAGTTCCCAGATCATCGGCGCCGTCACCGAGCAGTCGGTGGTGATGAAGCTCGCCAACAAGCAGCCGATGCCGACCGGCGCCACGTCCGTGCCGATCCTCAAGACCCTCCCGACGTCGGGCTGGGTCAACGGGCACGGCGGCCGCAAGCCGGCGACGGCCGTCGAGTGGACCTCGGACAACATCGTTCCCGAAGAGGTCGCCGCGGTCATCGCCGTACCCCAGTCGCTGATCGACGACTCGGGCATCCCGATCTGGGGTGCCGTGCAACAGGCGATCGTCGACGCCGTCACGTACAGCATCGACTCGGCGATCCTGTTCGGCGAGAACGCACCGCCGAGCTTCCCGGCCGACGGCATCGCCGGTCAGGCGCTCCTGAACGGCCGCGTCGCCCACAGTCCCGACGCCGGCCCGCCCGTCGTCGACCTGGCCGAAGCGATCAACCAGGCGATGGCCGACGTCGAGAACGACGGGCTCATGCCGACCGGGCACGCCGCGGATGTCACGCTCAAGTCGAAGCTGCGCGGGCTCCGCACGACCACGGGCGAGCCGTTGTTCGTCCCGAACCTCGGCGCCGGCATGTACGACACGATCTGGAACCTGCCCGTCGCCTGGTCGGCGTCCGGTGCCTTCGACATCACCATCGCCGACCTCATCACCGGCGACTGGACGAAGGTGATCGTCGGTGTCCGCCAGGACATCCGGGTTGAGACCTCGACCGACGGCACGATCGTCGACGCCGCCGGCAAGGTGCTGGTGTCCGCGTTCCAGGACAACCAGGTGCTGATGAAGGTCTTCGCCCGGCTCGGGTACGTGATCGGCGTCCCCGTCAGCCGACGGGCGAACGGTCCGGCGTTCCCGTTCGGGCTCGTCAAGTCGACCGGCATGGCCACGCCGCTCACCGCCGCCGCCGGTCCCGAGGGCGACGTCGAGAACGGCACCGCCCGCACGGCGAAGCGCTGAACCCCGAGGGGTCGGGGAGATGGGCGCGCCGCTGTGCGCGATCGCGGACATCGAGGCGCTGCTCGGCGCGCCCGTCCCCGACGACCGCAAGCCGGGTGTTACCCGGCTGATCGAACTGGCATCGGGTGTCGTCGCCGCCGCGTGCCGGCCGCTGCCGACCATCACGCCCGACGTCGTCACGACGGTCACCGCCACGCTGGTTACCCGCCAGTACCTGAATCCGTCGATGGCGTCGTCGGAGTCCCTCGCCGGGTACCGGGTCGGGTACCCGGCGCACGGGCTCACCCTCACCGAAGCCGACCGGGACGCGCTCGGCGACTGGGCCGGCGTCCCGTCCGGCAAGGGCGCCTACTCGATGCTGACGCCGTCACCGTTCGCGTACGGGCCGGACGAGGGCTGGTACGACGACGGGCCGATCGTCGGCGAGGTCATCCCGTGACCGTCGCCGCGCTCGCCCGCCGCCCGGCGACCCTGCACCGCCGCGTCGGCGACGCCGGCGTCACCGACCCGTACAACAACGACCTGGGCACCTGGGACGCGTTCCCGACCCGGGCGTACGGCACCCAGCGCCGGGCGAACGAGCTCACCGACGACGGCGGGTTGATCGCCGTCGATGACTGGGCGGTCGTGTGGGCCGACGACGTGCCCGCCAAGGCGTCGGACCGGATCGCCATCGACGGGCTCGGGATCTTCGAACTGACCGGCCCGTCACATCGGGTCGTGCACCCGCAGACGAACCGGTTCAGCCACGTCGAAGCGAACGCCCGGGCGGTGACGTGATGCCCGCGGCGCCGCCGATGGATGTGCGGATCACCTGGGTACCCAGCCCGGCCGGGCTCAAGGAGGTCGGCTTCATGCCCGGGATGCGGGCGTGCACGGCCGACGTCGCCACGAAGTACGCCCGGCTCGTCGCCCAGTTGACCCCCAAGCGCACGGGACGCACCCGCCGGGCGATCCGTGTCCAGGTGTCGGGCGTCGACCGCGAGTCGGCGTACACGGCCGTGAAGGGCTCCTGGTCGTTCTGGCACTTCGTCGAGTTCGGCACGATCCACAACCGGCCGTCGGCGCCGTTCCGCAACGCCGCGGCCCAGATGGGCCTGCGCTACGAAGATCCCGGGCCGGGCCGATGACGATCGCCACGATGCCCGACGTCGAGCGACTCGTCATCGACGCGCTCATCGCCGACCCCGACATCACGGCGCTCGTCGCCGGCCGCGTGTACGGCGCCGTGCCGAACCAGAAGGTGTTCCCGCTCGTGCGGGTCGTTCGCTGGGGTGGCCAGATGCTCGATGACGGCGACCCGTTCTGGGCCGACGCACCGGCGTTGCAGATCGACACCTGGGCCGACCGCAAGGCCGAAGCGGTCGGCGTCGCCGAGGTCGTCCGGGCCGTGTGCGCCCAGCGCCTGAAGGGCGCGCACCCGCTCGGCGTCGTCGCCGGCGTCGGCATCGGCACCTCGGTCTACGACCCCGACACGAGCTTCACGCCGGCGAAGCCACGTGTGCGCCTGGCCGTGGACCTCGTGACCCGTCCCTCGACCGCGCCGGCGCCGCCCGCCGGCGTGGTCGCCACCCGATCGCCCGTCGCGGCCGCCCCGCGCCGGAACGAACAGGCCGGGCCGTCCCCGGCCGGAAAGCAGGAACCGTGACCCTCGGATTGAACGCCTACCAGCCCGACCCCGACGGCGACCCGCTCGTCGTGTACGCCGATGTCAGCGACGCGACCTGGCCCGTCACGATCGCCTGGGGTGACGGGTCGACCGACCAGATCCCGGCCGACGACGAAGCCGACATCGAACACACCTACCGCCAGGGCGGGTCGTTCAACGTCACCGCCACCGACGCCTCCGGCGCATCCGATCAGGCGACCGTGAAGATCCCGAACGGCGCGGCCCGTGCCGAACTGTTCGCCGCCGGCGGAGCCAAGGGCGACCCCGACGCCGTCGTGCTCGGCCCGGGCCTGCTCTACGTCGGGCCGGTCACCTCGGCCGACCCGTCCGACAACGACACGGCACTGCCGACGACCGACTACCGGCCCGTCGGGTATACGGAAGAGGGCTCGTCGTTCGCGTACGAGACCACGACCGAAGACATCACGGTCGCCGAGGAAAACGACCCGATCCGAACCGTCCCGACCGGCACGACGTCGACCCTGTCGTTCTCGATGGCCGAGATGACCTGGGAGAACCTGCAGCTCGCGTTGAACGCCGGTTCGTCGGTCGCCGCGGTGCCGCCGACGGCGCCGACGTTGATCGAACCGGTCACGCCCGGCGAAGAGGTGCGCGTGAAGCTCATCTGGGACTCCGACTACGGGTCGCGGTGGATCTTCCGTCAGTGCATCCAGTCGGGCACGCTCACGATCGACCGGAAGAAGGCGCCCGACAAAGGGCTCCTGCCCGTCGAGTTCAAGTGCGAACGACCCGCCGCGGGCGCGCCGTTCGCCGTCATCCCGTCGGCCGATGGGCTCGTGTGATGCACCTCGGCGAACTGGCAGCGGCGAAGGCCGAACAGGATCCCGCCGAGGCGATCAGCTTCGACTGGCACGGCCGGCGCATCCGGTGCCGGTCCGAGTTGCCGGCGATGGCGCTGCTCGAACTGGCGGCGACGGGCGACGACCTCAAGGGCACGATGGCCGAAGCCGACTTCATGACGGTCGCCGCCGCGTTCCACCGGTTCCTGGAGTCGGTCATCGACCCCGAGGACTGGCCCGCGTTCCGGCGGGCGTCGACGGAACACGGCGACGGCCCGGCCGAACTGCTGCCGCTCGTCGAGCAACTTGGAGCGGCGATATCCGGCCGCCCTACCGTGCGACGATCCGGCTCGCCCGCTGGGCCGTCGACCACTACGGATACCTCGACGGCACCCTTGCCCTCTCGGGCATCGACGCCGGCGCCATCAGCGCTCGCCGGCTGACCAACATCACCTACGCGTTGCTGGCCCGAGGGCTCGACGACGACGGGCTGGCCAAGTTCAACGACGCGTTGCTCACCCCGGTCATGACCGAACGGCAACGCCACCGGATCGCGCAACGCCGCCGGCGGGTCGCTGTGGCGCGCTTCGGCGGTGAGGTGATGGCGTCGTGACGACCATCGGTGACGCCTTCGTCGCCATCCGGCCCGACCTGTCACGGTTCGGTGCCGAGACGAACGCCGGCATCAGCGGCGCCTTGTCGGGCGTCGGTGGCGCCATCGGTCAGATCGGCACGGCGTTCGCCGCGGCGTTCACGGTCGCCACCGGCGCGGCGGCCGGGTTCGCCGCGGAGACCGTGAAGCTCGGCGTCGACTACAACGCCATGTACCAGCGGTCGATGATGGCGTTCAAGACCGTGCTCGGGTCGACCGAGGCGGCCCGCGGGATGATGTCGGACATCTCGACGTTCGCCAAGTCGAGCCCGTTCCCGCGGGAAGCGTTCATCCAGGCAACGCAACAGATGATCGCGTTCGGCACGTCATCGAAGGATGTCGTGCCGCGGCTGTCGGCGATCCAGGACACGGTCGCGTCGATCGGCGGTTCGGCGTCCGACATCGGCGAGTTGTCGTACGTGTTCAGCAAGATCCAGTCGACCGGGAAGATCACCGCCCGGGAACTGATGCAGATGGGCATCCGTGGCGTGAACGCCGCGCAACTCATCGGCGACGCGATGGGCAAGACCGCCGACCAGGTGCGCGACGACATCAGCGAGGGCGCCATCGACGGGCGTGCCGCCCTCGACATGCTGACGCAAGGCATGACCGAGAAGTTCGGTGGCGCCGCCGAACTCGTGAAGACCACCTGGACCGGGTCGTTGCAACGCATCAAAGCGGCGATGCGCGACACGGGTTCCGCGCTCGTCGAGCCGTTCATCTCGAAAGAGGGCGGCGGCATGGCGGTCGAGTGGGTCAACCAGTTCGCCAACCTGCTGCGCGGGCTCGAACCGCTGGCGAAGCCGTTGATCGAGGTGATGATCAACCGGTTCGGTCCGGCACTCGCGGCGATCACACCGATGTTCGAGAAGCTGACCGGTGCCGTGAAGGGCATCGACGCCGGCGGCATCGGCGGGCTCGTCGATCAGGTGTCGAAGCTCGCACCCGCCCTCGCACCGATCGGCGCCGCGTTGTTGTCGATCGGCGGGTCGGGAATCCTCTCGAAGCTCGGCCCGCTCGGGATGTTGGTCCCGATGCTCGGACCGTTGCCGGCGATGCTGCTCGGCATCGCGGCGGGTACGCCGGCGGTGCGCGAGGCGTTCGGGTCGGTGATGGAGACCCTCGGCCCGTTGATCGGTCAACTCGTCGGCGGGTTGACGCCGATCCTCGGCGCCTTGGCGCAGGTCGTGGCGACCGTGGCGCCGCTGTTCGTGCAACTCGTCAACGCCGCCCTGCAGCCGTTGCTGGCGGCGTTGATCCCGTTGATGCCGATCATCGCCCAGGTGGTCGGGTTGATCGGCGAAGCGTTCGGTCAGGTCATCTCGGCGGCGATCCCGATCATCGGGTCGCTCGTGCAGTCGTTGACCGGGCTGCTCGGCCCGATCCTCGGTGCGTTGCTGCCGATCATCGGCGAACTGGCGAAGATCATCGGCGACGTGTTGGGCGCGGCGTTGACGTCGCTCGCGCCGATCTTCGCCGAACTCGTCCCGTTGTTGTCCGAGATCGGGACGTTGATCGGCGACACGTTGCTGCAGGTGTTCGACGCGTTGCGTCCGGCGCTCGACGCTCTCGTTCCGATCGTGACCCAACTCGGCGGCGCGCTCGCCCAGATCCTTTCGGCCGGGCTCAAGACGTTGATGCCGGTGTTCAAAGCGTTGATGCCGATCATCGTCGTGCTCGCCGAGGTGATCGGCGACGTGTTGCTCGTCGCCGTCGAAGCGTTGTCGCCGTTGATCGAGGCGTTGATGCCGATCTTCGAGCAACTCGTCGGCGTGTTGAACCCGCTCATCGCCGCGTTGCTGCCGATCGTCGAACTGATCGCCAAGCTCGCCGGTGCCATCCTCACGAAGCTCGTCGAGATCCTGATGCCTGTCATCACGTTGATCATCCGGCTGCTCGCCGCCGGGCTCGAACCCTTGGTGAAGCTCCTGGCGAACCTCATCGGGTGGATCTCGACGGCGATCACGTGGCTCGTCAACTTCGGCGACGTCACCGACGACATCGCCGGGTTCTTCTCGAACCTCGGCGGCGCCATCGGCGGGTTCGTCGACATCGTCGAGAACTTCTTCGGGTCGTTGCCCGAACTGCTCGGCGGGTTCGTCGACGCCATCGAAGGGTTCCTCACCGGGCTACCCGAGATGATCGGCGGGTTCGTCGACTCGATCGAGTCGTTCATATCGGGACTCGTGACGAGCATCAGCGAGTTCATCGAGTCGATCCCCGACCGGTTGCACGACATGACCGAACAAGCGGTGAAGAACATCATCGCCTGGATCAAATATCTCGGGCCGATCATCTTCGACTTCTTCATGTCGCTGCCCGGCAAGATCGGCGACTTCCTCGCGTCGTTGCCCGGCCGGCTGTGGGACCTGTTCGTGTTCGCCGCCACGAAGGTGCACGAGGCGATCATGACCATCGGCCCGATCGTGTTCGAGTTCTTCGCGTCGTTGCCCGGCCGCATCGGTGACCTGCTCGCCGGGATCGGGTCGACGATCTGGGACGCGTTGCAAACCGTCGGCCCGGTCATCTTCGAGTTCTTCTCGTCGATCCCCGGGCGGGTCGGCGAGTTCCTGTCCGGGCTCGGGTCGACGTTGTGGGACGCCGTGACCGCCGGGTTCGCCATGATGGTCGAGGGCGCCACGATCGCCGCGGGCATGTTGTGGGACTTCATCAAGTCGGTGCCGGGCCGGGTCGGCGAGTTCCTCGCACCGCTGCCCGGCATGTTGTGGGACCGGATCACCGAGGCGTTTCACAACATGGTTGAAGGCGCCAAGATCGCCGCTGGCGTGTTGTGGGAGTTCATCAAGTCGATCCCCGGTGTGATCCTCGGGATGATGCCCGGCGCCCGGTTCCTGTGGGATGCGGGCTGGGGGATCATCACGGGGTTCATTGACGGCATCAAGCCGGCGGCCGAGGAACTGTGGAACTGGTTCCGCGGGCTCGGCGGGCGCGTGCTCGACGCGCTCGGCAACGCCGGGCGGATGTTGTTCGACGTCGGCGGCAAGATCATCCAGGGCCTGATCGACGGCATCGCCGGGTCGCTCGACAAGCTCAAGGATATGGTCGGCGGGATCGCCGGGAAGATCGTCGAGTGGAAAGGTCCGCCGGCGTACGACGCCAAGCTCCTGGTGAACACCGGCGGGCTGATCATGCAGGGGTTGATCGACGGCATCGACGCGCAGATGGGCGCGTTGGAGTCCGAGATGGGCGCGGTAACTGACACGATCGCCGGGACCCCGTTCCCGACGATCGGCGCGCCCGTCACCGGCGGGTACGGCGCCGGCGGCGTTCCCGTCGGCACCACGGGCGGCGCCGGCGTCGGCCCGGCGGTCGTGATCAACAACGCCGAGTTCCGCGACGAAGCCGACCTGGACCTGCTGTTGCGGACAACCGAGTTCGCCGTGCTCGCCGGGAGGGTGTGACGTGCTGCTGCTGCGCCTCGGGACCGACACCCTCGACTTGTCCGACTACGAACACAACGGCGTGTACGTGGCGAAGGTCGACATCGGCGCACCCTCGGTGCGCGAGGTCGCCTACGACCTGCCCGACCGGGACGGCACGCTCGACATGACGAGCTTCGTCGGCGGCCGGCTCATCACGTTGTCCGGTCAGATCATCGCGTCGGCGGCCGCCGGCACCCGCCAGCAGATCATGGACCGGTTGACCCGGTATTGCCGGCCGAACATCCGCCCGACGTTGACGATCGCTCTGAACGACGACGTACCCCGCACGATCACGCTTCGAGGCGACCAGTGCGCGGCGCCGATCGAACGGCCCGGCCGGTGCCCGTTCGCCGCGTCGTGGAAAGCACCCGACCCGCGCTTCTACGCCGCCGGCCCGGACGGCACGCCGGTCGTGTCGTCGCTGACCGTGTTCCCGCCGATGGCAGTCGGTCTCGGCCGCATGTACCCGCTCACCTTCCCGCGCCTGTACCCGTCGTCCTGGGGTGGCTCGGGGTTCGCCGTCGCGCACGTCGCCGGCGACTTCCCGACCTGGCCGACCTACACGATCCGCGGGCCGGCGACGAACCCGATCGTCACGACCAGTGACCCGGCCGGGAACACGTCGGCCGTAGCATTCTCGACGTTGACGCTCGCCATCGGCGACTACGTCACCGTTGACACCGCGGCCCGGGCCGTGTGGCTGAACGGCGACCGCAACGCCGATCGGTACTCGACCCTCGACGTCACCCGCACCCGCTGGGGACCGCTGCACCCGGGCGACACGACGATCACGTACAACGCCTCGGCGTTCGCCTCGCCGTCGCAACTGACCGTCACCTGGACCGACGCCTACCTGTGAACGGAGCCCGACGATGGCACGACGCACCGAACCCGACACCCGCGACGACGCCGACGGGTTCCCGGCGTTGACCGACGCCGCCGCGGGACCGAGCCCGCTGGCGTTGACCGGCATCAACCAGCCCTTGTGGCTGCAGAACTCGTCGTACCCCGCGGCGGTCGACCGCCAGTTGATCGGTACGTTCCGGTCCGGCGTGCTCGGGCTCGCCGAACTCGCCGTCACCCAGCGCGCCGCCGGCGCGAACTTCTCCGTCGACGTCGCCGCGGGCCGGGCCGTCGTCCCGGTCACCGACGCACCGAACCTCGGCTCGGCGCTGTGCACCTCGACGGCGGTCAACAACCTGACCGTCGCCGGCGCACCCGGCGCCGGGCTGTCGCGCATAGACCTCGTCATCGCCCGCGTGTATGACGCCTCGTTGATCGGCGGGTCGATCAACGGATGGCAGCTCGAAGTCATCACCGGCACCCCGGCGGCGTCACCGGCCGCGCCGGCGCTACCGCCGTCATCGCTCGAACTCGCCCGGGTCGCCGTCGCCGCCGGTCAGGCGTCGGTCACGAGCGGCAACATCACCGACCGGCGCATTCTGGCCGCGTCGCTCGGCGCGCCGATCGAGCGGTTCATCAACGTGTCACCGAACGTGAACGTCGGCAATCCTCAGAACTTCGCGATCACGTCGTTCACGATGCCGTTCGCCGGGAAGATCATCGCCGAGCTAGTCACGACCTGGGACACCGCCTTCGGGTCGGGCGCGATGGTCGCCGGCACCGCCGTCATGTCGGTGTCGACGCCGGCCGCCGCGCTCGCACCCCAAGCCCTCGGTCCGCGATCCCCGGCCAGCACCTACTGCGGGCAATGCACCGTGCTCGGCAAATGGGAGACCCTCGCCGCCGGCACCGCCGTCAGCATCGCCGTCCAGTACGCATCCAGCCTCGGCGGCGCCGACCCCGTGAAGCTCTACACGGTCGTCGGCACGGTCCGGCTGATCCCGTTCGAGTTCTGATGCCGCCGCCGTACTACCAGTTCGTGTTGACGCAACCGGCGTCGGCCGGCGGGTCGGCGGTCGCCGAGTTGACCGAGGCACGGTCGCGGCGGATCGACTTCGCGCTCGACGACGACGCCAAGGCCGGCTGGACGCTGCCGGGCCGGCACCCGCAGACCGCGTTGATCGACGAGCTCGAAACCGACCTCGTCGTCGCCCGTGACGGCGTCGCGTTGTTCCGTGGTCGCATCAACGCCTCGGATGACACGCTGTCGCCGAACGTGCACACGTGCACGTTCTCGGCCGTCGACTATCGAGGCGTGTTGAACCGGCGAGTCGTGTGGCCCGGGTCGATGACGTCGTTCGCGGCGGTCGACCAGGCGGCGATCGTCGCCCGGCTGATCAACGACTCCCAGGCGCTGGGCACGCTCGGGATCACCGCGTCGCCGGCGGCGACCGGGGTCGTGCGTGACCGGACCTACGACGTCGGGTCGACCGTCGGCGAGTTGATCGCGTCGCTCGGCCGGGCGATCAACGGCTTTGACTGGGACATCAGCCCGACGCTCGCGCTGCGGATCTTCTACCCGGCCCGTGGTGTCACGGCGGCGACGTTCGTCGCCGAGTACGGGCGCAACGTGTCCGACGTGCGCCGCACGGTCGCGTCGGGCGACTTCGCGAACGCCATCCGGTTCAGCGGGAAGGAAGGGGTCGCCTCGGCGACCCGGACGATCGCGCCCGGTCCCGAGGGTCGCTGGGAACGGCAACTCGGCAACCCCGACCTGGCGACGGCGGCGTCGATCAACGAGCAGGCCGACGGCGCCATCATCGCCGCCTCGACGATCACGCCTTCGTACAGCGTGACGTTGACGCCCGGTGTGTGGGCGCCCGGGGTCGTGTGGCTCGGCGACGTCGTGCGCCTGTTGATCCGGTCCGGGCGCCTCGACGTCGACACGATGGCCCGGGTCGTCGGCGCCGGGATCGAGGTCGGCGAGAACGGCGAGGAAACCGTCAGCCTGCAACTGGCCCGGTACCGGGGGCGGTTGACCGACCGGCTCACCGACTACCAGTACCGGCTCGACCGCCTCGAACGATCCTGATCCCGGGACCGGGTGTGACATCGGCGGGAATAATATTCGCGGCGATGTCACACCGGTTCGGGCGCGACGGGCGCCGGTACGACGTCGGGCTCGCGCTTCGCCGTGGCGCCGGTGTGCGCCTCCCAGCGGCGCACGGTCAGGTCGACGAACCGAGGGTCGACCTCGACGCCGACGCAACGCCGGCCCGTGCGTTCCGCCGCCATCAGGGTCGTGCCCGACCCGAGGAACGGGTCGAACACGAACTCGGTGCCGCGCAGGTGGTTGATGATCGGCGGTTCGATCACCGCCATCGGCTTCTGGTTCGGGTGATCCCAGGCTTCCTCGGTCGAGCGTGGCCCGAACTTCCGCTTCGGTGACGGGCACCGGATGATCGTCGACTGGCGGCCGCCGGTGAACGGAAGCGACTTCCCGCGGCGCACCACGAGGCACGGCTCGTGTTCCCAGTCGTACCAGGCGCCGCCGTGGCCCATCGTCGGAACGGTCTTGTCCCAGATCACCTGGTAGGCGACCTCGAACCCGAGGCGGGCGAGCCCGGCGACGACCGGCCCGACGTTCGTCGCGCCGTGCCACACGTACGCGACCCGGACCGACGGCACGAGTTCGTACACGGCCGACCAGTCGGCGGTGTCGTCGCCGGTGATCGACGTCGCGCCCGTGTTGTTCGCCGGTGTCCCGCCGAGCCCGTACCCGACCCGATGGGTCACGTCGGCGCGCCAGTCGAGATCGAGGTCGACGCCGTAGGGCGGGTCGGTGACCATCAACGCCGGCTCGGCGTCGCTGAGGCACCCGGCGATCACGGCCGGGTCGCGGGCGTCGCCGCACACGACCCGGTGATCGCCGAGCAGCCACAGGTCGCCGGGCTGGGCGACCGTGTCGACGTCGTCGTCGTCGGGGAGATCGTCGGGGTCGTCGTCGCCGCGGCGGGCGTACGCGTTCAACTCGGCGAGGTCGGCGGCCGTGTACGCCGTCGCCGCCAGCAGGTCGGGTTCAGCGGCGACGAGCCCGACCATCTCGGCCAGGGCGACCCGGTCGTACGAGCCGAGCTCGGCCGTGTGATTGTCGGCGAGGGCGAACGCCTTCGCCCGCAGGTCGTCGTCGTCGACCCATACGACGGCGATGTCGGTCCACCCGAGGCGGGTGGCGGCGGCGAGCGCGTGGTTGCCGGCCGTGACCTCGCCGCGCCCGTCGGCCGTGTGGCGGGCGACGATCGCCTTGCGCTGACCGAACTCGGCGAACGATCCGGCGATGGCGTCGACGTCACCCCGGCGCGGGTTGCCCTCGAGCGGGTCGAGCCGGTCGATCGGGAAGGCGAGCCCGACGAGGTCGGGAACGATGCCGTGCGTCAACCTGCCTCCGACCTGGGGACGAAAGCGGTACGGGTCGCGTTACCGAACCCGCCGTCGACGGCGACCGTGCGCCGCGAGTGGCACGGCGTGCAACGGGCCTGAAGCCACTGGTCGGCGTCGGGGTCGACGACGCCGGCGGCGACTAGGTCCCGGCGGGACACGGGCGCGTGATCCGACGTCGTCGCCCGGGCGCCGCAGTCGACGCACATCGGGTGCCGGGCGAGGTGCGCGGCCGACCGTGCCGCCCAGCGCCGGTCGTAGCCGCGTTCGGCCGGCGTTCCCCGGGCGGTGTCGGCCCGGCGGTCGCAGTCGTCGCATCGTCCCCGGCCGGGCGCCGGCCGTCCCGGGCATCCCGGGGTCGTGCATCGGCGGGCCGGGCGGGCGGGCATCGGGCGTCACCGTACGGCGGCGCCGGCCGTGGCCACCGGATCGGCCGCTGATTCGCCCGCTGCGGGCCGGACCGGGGTCGACGTGCCCGATCACCCCAGGCCGGTACCGTCGGCGCCGTGGATGACCCCGACGGCCGCCGGCGCCTCGATCGGACCGGCCGCCGGCTCGTCGCCGTCGAGTCGGCCGGGTTCGCCATCATCGTGTTCGCCGTGGCCCAGTTCTTCGACGACCCCTGGCGGGCCGTCGGCGCCGTCGGCGCCGGCATGATCTGGGTATGCCAGTTGATCGACCGACGCACCCGGGCCTAAACCGCGCTTCAGGGTTCGTCGGGGTCGCGGCACACGGCCCGGGCCCGCGGGCCGGGCTCCGCCTCGCCGCCGGCGGCCGTGACGTTCCACGCCCGGCCGCAGTGACCGCAGATGATCCGCACGGGCGCGCCCGTGGCGAACGCGACGACGATGTCGAAGTCGTGGCCCGTGCCGGCGCATTCGCGCTCGTGGACCGCCTGGGCGATCTCGGGCGTGATGTCCGGCTTCACGCCGGCGGATCGCCGGCCGTCGCGGTGACCGTGCCGGCGCCGGCGGGGTGCACGACGGGCAACGCCCGGATCGCGGCGACCTGGGCGGGGTCGGTGACGGCCCGGGTCGTGCCCAGCCAGTCCGCCTCGGCCATCGCGTCGACGTAGCGCAGCGCGTTGATCTCGTCCCAGGTCGGGATCAACCGGCGCACCCGGCGACCCTCGGCGTCGAACGTCAACTCGTACACGCCGGGGTCGTCGGGGATCGTGATCGGCCGCGACCCCGTATACATGCGCGACAGCACGTCGTTGACGACCTCGGTCACGACCTCGCGAAGTTCATCCTTCGTTGCCATGTCGAACCAGTCCCCTTCTCGACCCCAGAGCCAGTCGATGTCGCCATCCGGGCACAACACGACGTTCGTGTCGGCCGCGCCGTTCCAGATCTGCTGGACCTCCTGCAGGAGGCACGCGTTCGGCGAAAGCGTGTAGTTCGACCACGACGCCGCGGCCGCCTGCCACCCCGGGCCGAACCCGGCGATGTGCCAGACGCAATGGTCGATGACGGGCGCGCCGCCGTACACGCGGGGCTCGCGACCGCCGAAGTCGCGCACGCCGCAGTAATACTCGTGGATCGGCCCGGCGATCTGGGACGCCGACGCGTGAAAGTCGGTGGCGTACCAGATCGACACGACCGGCGCGCCGAGCCCGTCGGCGTACGAGTTCGCCGACGCGGCGTCGTTGTACCCGGCCCAGTATCCGTCGAGCGAACGGTCCGCCGCGGTCTCCCAGATCAGCCCGATGCCGACGCCGTGTGCGAGCAGTTCGTCGCGTTCGGTCGCGGTGAGGCACCGGCCGTCATAACCCAGGTACCGCTCGGCGCCGACGTACCCGGCGCCGGCGATCGTCGGCGCGCCGACGTACGTGTACGAGTAGTCGACCGTCGAGGTCATGACCGGCGGGCGCCGAGCACGGCGCGTTCGAGGTCGGTGAGGTTCCACGTGGCGAGCACCGACCACAGGTCGCCGCGCAGGTGCCGCACGAGCGCGGGATCGACCGGCGGGGTCGGGTCCCACCGTTCGACCTCCCACAGCACGTGACACGACGTCAGGCGGGGTCGACGGGGTCGGACCTTCGGCGGGATGAGCGGGACGATCGTCCGGCCCGTTCCCGCCGGGCGTTCGCAGGTCTCCGGCCCGGGCGTTGCGACGCGCACGGTCGACCGGCCGACGGCGGCGCCGCGGTTCGACGCGAAGCGTTCGGCGCTGAACACGAACGACCAGTCGGGCCGGCGATCCCAGCGGTTGATCGTCAGGAAGCACTCGGTGGCGTCGGCCCGGACGATGGCGATGCGCGGGCGGCCGTCGTCGAAGTACCCGCCGGCGTGAACGACCTCGGAGAGCCGGATCACCGGTAGGCCGCGGCGCACGGCCCGGTACGCCTGGACGATGGCGGCATCCTCGGCGCTGCGTTCGTCCGCGAGCACGCGCTCGTATTCGGCGAGCTTCGCCCGGGCTTCGTCGTCGTCGATGACGATGGGCGCGAGGTTCATCGCTGGCTCGTCACGTACTCGATGCGATCCGCGAGGGCGCGCAACACGTCGGGCAACGACTGGTCAACCGACGGCTGCAGGACGAGCGCGCCGATACCGACCGTCACGTGCGTTCCGGGCATCTCGGCGTCACCCTCGTACGTGCTGACGTCGGCGCCGATCACGTCGTCGAGCCCGAGCACGAGCGACGCCGTCAACGGCCGGTGCCCGCACATCAGCCGAAGGTCTCGATGCCGCCGTCGGTCATGACCGCGGCGTCGCCGGCCGCCTCGCGACGGCGTTCCTGCTGCTCGGGCGTGCCGGCGTCGTCGGGCAGCCGGTCCGCCGCGAGGCGGCGGCGGGCTTCGGCGGCGAACTCGGCGAGCCGACCGGCGAGGATCACGAGCCGGTCGCCGAACGGGTTGCGGGCCGACCGGCCGATCTCCTGCACCCGGCGGGCGAGGTCGCCGAGCTCACGGGTGCCGAGCGTGCCGACCAGGCCGGGCGCGCACGCCAGGTCGTCGAGGGCCGGGTCGGCGTCGTCGTCGCCCTCGGCGCCCGGGTCGCCGTCGTCGGGCCGCGGGTCGCCCGTGTGCCCGGGTTCGACGTCGGGCGCGGCCGGGTCGGGGTCGTGTCCGGGCAACGGCTGGTCGTGCCGGCCCGGCTGGGGGTCGTTCGGGTATCCGGTGGTCATGCCGACCACGCTAGGCACACGACCCGCCGCCGGTGGCGGAGCATCACCCGCGGGCCCGCCGGCGTCGACGACGATCGCGGCATGACGGTCGCTGACGTGCTGCTGTGGATCATCCTCGCCGGGGTCGCGTTGCTCGTCGTGCTCGCGGTCCTGCGCCGGGTGTGACCCGCCACCCGTTCGCCGGCGGCGCCCGGCCCATGCCCGGGGTACCGCCCGGCACGGTCACGGCCCGCCCGGCGCTGGAGGGTCGTCCGGCGCTCGGGCGGGTCGTGCCAGAGCCGGCCGTGCCACACCCGTGCCACACACGATGAGATTCTGGGATGCCCGGCGATGCCCGGCGATGCCGGGTGATGCGCCGCCCGCCGACCCGTTCCTGACGCGAACTCCCAGGTCATCGGGCGTTTTCGCTGATCAGCGGATCGGCGCCGGCCGGGTGGCGGCCGGCGCCGACAGGACTACAACTAACTCCCGACGATCAGCCCGCTGACCTGCGCTTACGCGGCCGAGCACGACCCGTCGTGCCACGTCCCTGCCACACGTGCTCGGCATCGGCGGCCGCCGGGTGCAGGGCGACCACGTTGTCGGGCACGAGTTGCCCGTTCAACGCCTCGGCGATCTCGACCGACCGGCCGTCGACGACGTGGGGCTCGTAGTGGATCGCCATGTCGGGCTTGGCCCATCCGTGGTGTTGCATCTGCTCGCGCAGTGTGGCGCCGCCGCGGGTCGACCGGATCGTCGAGCCCGACGCGCGCAGGTCGTGCAGGCGCAGGTTGGGCCGCCCGATCGCCGCCCGGGCCGACCACCAGTGCGTGTAGATCGTGCCCGTCCGCGCCGGCCCGCCACGGCTCGACGTGAACACGAGGGCGGCGAGGTCGTCATCGACGAAGGCGTCGAGGTGAGCCACGACGGCATCCATGATCAGCTTCGGGACGACCACGGTCCGCTCGCCCGCCTCCGACTTCGGCGTCGGCTTGGCGACCATCTTCCCGTCGACCTCGACGAACGTCGGGCCGATGCTGATGGTCTGGGTCTCGACGTCGATGGCGCCACGGGTCAACCCGAGTAGCTCGCCGCGGCGCAACCCGCCCCAGCACGCCAGCAGGACCCATACCCGCTCGTGTTCGGGCATCAACGCCGCCGCCCGCAGGATCTCGTCCTGCACACCGACCTTCCGCTTCGGCACCGTGTAACGGGAGGCGCCGGTGATCTGGCACGGGTTCACACGTACGCGGTTGTCGGCGACGGCGGTCGCCATGATCGACCGGAACAACGCGTACGCATGCGCCTGGCTCGCCGGGATGTGCCCGAGGGCGGTGTGCCAGTCGCGCACCGCCTCGGACGTGATGTGCACGAGGGCGGTCTCGGCGAACGTCGCCGTAATCCGCGCCAGCGACTTGCGGTAGGTCGCCCGGGTCGATTCTTCGAGCGGGCCGCGCCGCGTCCGCCGGGTGCGCAACCACTCGGTCGAGTACTCGCCGAACGGCACGAGCCCGCGCTTCGGGTCGATCCACTCGCCGCGCACGAGGTCGGCCCGCGTGTTCGTGAGCCACGCGTCCGCCTCGCTTCGTGTGCGGAACGTGAACGGCGCCGTCACGAGGTCGGCGCCGGGGAACGGTCGGTACCGGGCCTGGTACCGGTTCGACGTGGTCTTGCGGATCGAACCCCAGGTGCGCCGGGATGACCGCTTCGTGTTCGCCATGTTCGTACTACCCTTCGGATCGCTTGCTTGCTCATGGTGACGGGCCGGGTCGGTGTCACGACCCGGCCCGTGGTGGTCATCGGTGCACGACCATCGGCGGTTCGAGCACCTCGCCCGAGTCGCCGTCGTACCCGATCAACACGATGGTCCGGGCGGCCGGGTCGACCGCCTCGTAGTCGGCGTCCGCCTTCGCCTCGATGTCGTCGAGCGAGTCGATGCACCGTTCGTGCATCACCGCCGCGTCGGCCCAGCGGTACACGCGGATCACGATGCCGCCCGGCATCCGACCCGGCTCGATCGCCTTCGGGAAGCGGTCGTCGATCACTCGACGACCTCGACGTCGAGGGACGCCGGCGACGCCACGACCATCTGGCTGTGCCCGGCGTGGTCCCGTTCCCATCCGCCGGCGAGGATCGTCAACGGCCCGCCGTCGACGTCAACGGCGTCGCCGCTGCGCCCGACGAGCCAGCACCGCCGGCGAACGGCGCACGTGTCGCACATCAACGTGATCCGGTATCCGGGCAGCTTCACGTGGCGACCGCCCAGCCGTACTCGGCCCGGACCGCTTCGCACGCGGCGATGAGGTCGGCGTACGAGCGGAGGTCCCAGCCGTTGTCGGCGGTCCATCGGACGAGGTCGGCGTACGCCCAGAGGCGTTGATCGGATGTCGACACCCAGCGGGGTGGCACGAACGGGACGCCGTACACGCGTCCCTTCCTGATCCATCGCTTCACGTAATCGGGCTTGGTGTCGAGCAGGAAGGCGACATCGCCGATCGTCAGCGGCCGCCATCGGTCCAGGGCTTTAGGTGGCATGGCGGCATCGTACCGTGACCGGCAAGGGGGTCGACCCCCTACCGGGATGCTTACTTGCACCGCTGTAGTTCGCGGTTCGCCGAAAAAACTTCGCCTGCGGAGCGTGGTCGTTCACCTTCGTCCGCCCGCATCACCCCGCATCACGGCGCCTCACCGCGCATCACGGCGTCGGCCGTGACGACGGCGACAAGCCAACTCCGGCCCGTTCCGGCGCCCAGCGTGATGCTGACGTGTACGCGGGGTGTTGACGCTGCCCGTGACCGTGTGACCAACATGCCGACCACCCCGACCCCGGATTGAACCCCTTGGAGGTATCACACGATGAAGTGCCATCACGACCCCGTCGACAAGGCCGTCGACGAACCCCGGTTGAATTTCACCGAGGGCATGGCATACCTGCGGGTGAGCCGAGCGAAGTTGCAACGCCTCATTTACGCCGGCGAGATCGACTACTACCGGGTCGGCGACCGCATCCAGTTCGACCGGTCCGACCTTCGCACCTACCTCGACCGGTGCCGCGTCGAGGCGGCGCACGGATGACCGCGCTCGACGCCGTCGGACACGCCCGCCTCGTTGCCGAACTCGAACCGATGGACCGGGCCGCCTGGCTCGCCGCCCGCCAGCACGGCGTCGGCGGATCGGACGCCGCCGCGGTGTGCGGGCTCGACTCGTGGCGATCGGCGTTCCACGTGTGGCTCGACAAGACCGGCGTGCTCGACGACGCCGACGAAGCGGGCGAAGCGGCGACCTGGGGTCGCCTGCTCGAACCCGTCATCGCGGATGAGGTCGCCCGCCGGGAACAGATCGATGTCGCGCCCGTCGGGTGGATGCTCGGTCACCCCGAACACGCCTGGATGCTCGCCGACGTCGACCGGATCATCGTCGACCCGCGCCTCGGCGGCGATCACCCCGGCGTGTTGGAGATCAAGACCACGTCACCCTTCCTCGCCGCCGACTGGCGCGACGGCGTGCCCGTCCCGGTCATGTGCCAGGTGCAGCACTACCTCGCCGTGACCGGGCTCCGATGGGCGCTCGTCGTCGCGTTGATCGGCGGGCAACGCCTCGTGACCCATCACGTCGAAGCCGACGACGCGCTCATCGACTCGTTGATCGACATCGAGTCACGCTTCTGGCGACACGTCATCGACCGCGACCCGCCGGCGCCCGACGGGTCGAAGTCCACGGCCGACCTGCTCGGCCGGCTCTACGACGTCGACCCCGACGGCGTCGAGGTCGTCGACCGGGCCGAGGTCGAACCGACCCTCGCGACGCTGCGCTTCGCCCGGTCCCGCCAGGACGACGCCGAACAGGACCGCCGCGCCGCCGAGGCGGAGTTGAAGATGCGGATGGGCGGCGCCTCGCTGCTCGTCGACACCGACGGCGAACCGATCGCCCGCTGGCCCGCCGTCCAGACCGGCCGGGTCGACCTCGACGCGCTGCGGAAGGATCACCCGACCCTCGCCGCGCAGTACACGAAGGCGACGACGTCACGTCGGTTCACGATCGTGAAGCGGTCATGATCCTCCGCACGTACCGGCTCGGCGTCGGCACGGCGATCCTCCTGTCGGGCGACCTCGACGTCGACGACCCCGACGCCGCCGGGCTGATCGCCGTGCTGCACACCCTCGGCGTGTCGGTCGCCGTCGTCCCGCCCGGCGTCGAGATCACGATGCTAACCGGCCCGGCGTACCCGATCGAGCTCGCACCGATCGCGGCGGTCCGGTGATGGGCATCGAACGGTTGAACCCGCCCGACATCCGGTACTCCGACTGGCACCGCCGGCTCGACGGGTCGCTCGGCATGATCGACCTCGACGCCGTCGAGTGTTGCAACCGGTGCTGGGCGCCGGTGGCGTTGATCGAACTCGCCGCCTGGGGTACCCGGCCGAAGTCGGTCACGACGATGTCGGCGCTGGCCCGGATGTCGGGGTTGCCGGCGTACACGGTCCGCTACCAGTTCCCCGACCCGACCCCGGTCCGGCTCGCCGTGCGCCGGCACGGCACGGGCGACGAGCCGATCGTGCTCGGCCCGGCCGAGTTCGAGAAGTTCCTACTCGACCTGCGCGACGGGCACACGTGCCCGGGAAAGCGAGATGTGTGATGGCCAGCACCGAGGAAGCCCGCACGGCGGTAGCGACCCGGCGGAACCCGCCGCCGGCGACGAACGGCGAGTCGAAGGCGATCGCCGCGACCGTGCGGCAGATCATCGACCGCCAGGCGTCCCAACTGGCGCTCGTGTTGCCGTCGTCGATGGACCCCGACCGCTTCGCCCGCCTCGTCGTGTCCGCCGTGCGGTCGACACCGAAGCTGATGCTGGCGTTCGGCACGACGCAAGGTCAGCAGTCGATCCTGCTCGCGGCGATGGAGGCGGCGACGATCGGGCTCGAACCGAACACGCCGACCCAGCAGGCGTGGATCGTGCCGCGCAAGGATCACGGCACCTGGGAAGGCCGGTTGTGGATCGGGTACCGCGGGCTGCTGACCCTCGTGCGCCGGTCGTCGACCGTGAAGGAACTCGTCGCCGGTGTCGTGCGGGCGAACGACGACTTCGGCTGGTCCCGGGAACTCGACCGCGACACGTTGCATCACCGCCCGGCCGAGGCGAACCGCGGGCCGGCAACGTACGTGTACGCCATCGCCCGGCTGCACAACGGCGGCGTCCAGTTCGCCGTGTTGACCCGGGAAGAGGTCGAAGCCCGCCGGGCGTTGTCCGACGGGTGGCGGGACTCGAAGAACCGCCAGTACAGCCCGTGGCAGAAGTGGCCCGACGCTATGTGGATGAAGTCGGCCGTGCGGTCCCTGGTGCCGTGGCTCGACCTGTCACCCGAGGTGTCACACGACGTCGGGCGGGCGATGTCGGTCGACGAACGCCGCCTGATGTTCGACGACGACATGACGATCGTCGCGGCCGACGAGGGCGACGACGACATGCCGGCGCTGATCGAGGGCGACCCGGACGAGGCGCCCGGCGAAGTCGACGCCGGCGGCGAGGGCGATGGCGGGACGGCCGACGATGCGGGCACCACGCCGGCGCCGGCGTAGCCACATCCCCGGGATCGGTCGGTGTCGGCACGTTGTGCCCGGCCCGCATCCGCCGCCCGTGTGCCGGGTGAACCCGGCGCCGGCCGGTCCCGTCGACGACCCCTCGGGAGGTGATCATGTGTCGGGCAAGGTGACGGGCTGGGTCGTGCACAACGGCCCGAGGGATCGGCTGACGTTCAACGCGCTGATGATCCTCGCCGACGCCGGCCGGAACGACGGGACGGGCATCCGGCTCGGGATGCGCGACATCGCCGGACGCGCCCGGATGTCACTCGGCGCGGCGAGCGCGGCGATCCGGCAACTCACCGACGACGGCTGGATCGAGGTCGTCACGCCGGCGGCCGGGCCGTTCCCGGCCGAGTACCGGGTCGTCGTTCCCCAGGGTGTGGACAACGGCTCCAGTGTTCACCCCGTGAACGCAAGCGTTCAGCGTGGTGAACGCAAGCGTTCATCCAGAGTGAACGCAAGCGTTCAACCCGGTGAACGCTCATATAGAGGAAGTACGGGTTTTACGGGTATGACGGGCGCGGGCGCCGCGGCGAACGGGCGCCGCGTGCGTCGCCCGTCCACAGCCGAACTGGCGAGGATCGAGTCGTGTCCGGCGTGCGATGACCACGGCTGGATCTTCGACGCCGACGACCACGTCGCGCGGTGCGACCATCGTTCAGCCACGCAGCAGGCGGCCGGGTCGTGAACGGTGGCGACGACGAACCGAACCCGGCCGATGCCCGGGCCCGCGCCCGCGCCGAACGCCGCGCCTGGTGGATCACCCAGTGCCGCGCCGTCATCGACGATGCTCGCGCCCGACGCCCGGCCGACGATGACGAGCCGGTCGCCCACCCTTCGCCGGCGGCCGACGCCGGCACGACCCCGAAGGATGGTTGAACCGTGGACGACCTCGATGGAACCCGCCCGCCGGCCGACGAGCTGCGCCTCGTTGCCGGCTTCGTGGTTCACCCCGCCGCCATGATCTGCGCCGTGACCGATCGCTGGATCGCGGCAGCCGGGCTCGGGCTGCTCGGCGCCGTGCTCGTCATCGGCCCGATGCGACGGATCGCCCGGTACTACCTGCCGAACCTCGAGGAACCGTGACCGATGGTTGACGTCGCCGTTCCCGAACGGATCGCCCGCCTGCCACACGACGACCTCGGCCGCCCGATCCCGTGGTTCCTGATGCGCTTCGACGACGACCGCCCGGTCGACTTCCGGTTCGTCGACGCCGACAAGATCGGGATCGCCATCCGCGACGGCCGGTGCTGGGTGTGCGGCGAACGGTTCCAGCGGGCGAACGGCGGCGCCCGGCTCTTCACGTTCCTCGTCGGCCCGCTCGCGTTGTTCAACCGCACGACCGGCGAACCGCCGATGCACCGCACGTGCGCGCTCTACACGCTGCGCTCGTGCCCGTTCCTGATGACACCCGCCCGCCGGCGGCGCACATCGAACCTGCCCGAGAACCGGTACATGCCGGGCATCCCGATCCTCGACAACCCCGGCGTCGTCGTCGCCTGGATGTGCCGCCGCTACGACGTCGACACCCTGCCCGACGGCGGCCGGCTGTTCCGCCTGCCGTACCCCTCGGCGTTGTACGTGTACGCCGGCGGGTTGCCGGCGCTGCGTGACCAACTCGACGCCGCCCTCGACGTCGCCGAGTCCCGTGCCCGGGCCGCGCTCGTCGCCGACCGGACCGAACCCGCCGACATCGAGGCGACCGTGAAGGGCGCCCGGGCGATGACGAAAGCGAGGCTCCGATGACCGCCGCCATCATCACCTGCCTGAAGGTCGGTGAACTCGCCGAACCGATCGACGGGTCGATCGCCGTCACCTGCTACCGGTGCCGGGCCGCCGTGTGGCTCGACCCGCTCGTGTACCGGAACCTCGCCGGCGATCACGTCGAGGTGCTGTGCACGACGTGCACGCCGCCCGGGCTACCGATCGCCATCACGGCCGCTCAGATCGCCGTGCTGCGCCGGGAGGGCTGCGATGTCGTCGACATCGCCCGCACGCTCGCCTGGACCCAGGTAGCGAACGGCGACGCCGACGCCGTGCAGTCGCTGATGTTCGAGGCGGAAGCCGACCCGACCGGCCCGACCGCCGTCCGGTACCGCGACGCGCTCGTCGACGCCTTCGTCGCCGTGGCGGAAGCCCGATGACGTTGCGGGTCGAAGAGATCGGCGACGACGTGCTGCTCGTGCGCGCCGCCCGCTTCACGATCGCCGAGGCGATCCACGACGACGGCGCGCACGCGAACGTGATCTTCACGACCCTCACCGGCAACTGGAACGCACCCGACGCCGGCGACGACGTACCGCTTGCCGACGTTCGGATCATGTTCCATCTCGACGCCGCCGACGACTTCGTCGACGCCTTCCGCCGGGTCGTCGTCGACGCCGAAGCCCGCCGCGCCGAGGGCGACCCGCCCGACCCCGCCGAGCCCGGCAAGCCGGGCCTGCTCGAAGCGTGGATGGAGGGCGCCCGGACGAGCATCGAGGCGAACATCGACGTCGACGACGTCGTCGGCCGGGCCGCGTACGACATGCACCTCGACCGGCTCGCCGAGGCGATGGACGTCACGCTCGACCGGGCGACGCTCCGCACGATGGCGTTCACGCTCGCCGCCACCCAGGCGCTGCTCATCGGAACGACGAACGTCAACCCCGACGACCCCGCCTTCCCGAAGCACGTCGTCGACGCCACGGGCCGGACGATCGACGTCGTCCTGCGTCGCCTCGACGCCGTCGACCGATGAAGGTCGTTCGGTGCCGCCGGGTCGCCGACCTCGACGACCCGGTCGTCGGGTCGATGATGCTCCGCTGCCTCGGGTGCCGGGTCGCGATCTGGTTCTACGCCGGCGAACTCGACCCCGCCGCCGTGATGGCCTACTGCGACGCGTGCGTTCCCGACGTCGGGCCGATCATGTTCACGCCCGGGCAGATCGGCATCCTTCGAGCCCGCGGGCTCGACGACGAAAACATCGCCCGGATGCTGGCCATCGCCCGGCTCACCGACGGCAACCCCGCCGGCGTCGCCGCGCTGGCCGAACGGGTTCGCTCCGACCCGGGCGCGGCGCGCCGGTTCGACGAGGCGATCGCCACGGCGGCCGCCGACCTCGCCGAGACCGGCGGCCGCTGACCAGCCGTGTGCCCGCCAGCGGGCCGGGCGCGCAACGGCCCGGCCGTCGGGCCGGGCCGTCGTGTGCGGGCCGTACGGCGCCGTGTGGCGCCTCTCGTGGGCGGTCAGTCGACGACCCGCCACCGATCCTCGCCGGGGATCAGGCTCAGCTTCGATCCGGTATCCCAGTCGACGCTGATGGCCATGGATGACGCCCGGGTCACCGTTCCCCGGTCGCCGGGCACGAGCCGGGTGAACGGGTCGGCCGTGGCCACGAGTTCGACCCGGGCGCCCGGCGCCGGCACGGCGGTCACACCGGCACCCGGGCGTCGAGGCGGGCGGCGACCGATGACCGGGTCACGCAGCGGGTGCCGTCGGCGTCGACGACGAGGGCGAGCTTGCCGGCGTTCACGAGCGCGTTGACCCGTGCCCGGGACACGCCGAGCACGTCGGCCGCCCACGCTTGGCTGACCGGGTCGTCACGGGTCAACCCGAGGGTGATGCCCAGCGGCGAACGGGCGTCGTCGACGTCGTCGAGGTCGACGAGCCGGGCGACCCGTTCGGCGACGACCTCGGCCGTGATCGGGTCGTCGCCGACGAGTTCGTCGACGAGGGTCGCGGCGTGCCCGTCGATCTGGGCATGAAGGGCGGCGATGGCGTCGCCGGCGTCGAGCCCGAGCAGGTCGTCGACGACGCCGACGACCTCGGCCAGGCGGGCGGCGAGGTCGGTCGTGATGACGGCCGCGGCGATCATCGGGTCACCTCGGCGTCATCCGCGGCGCCCGCCTTGGACTGAACGACCGTGACCTGGAACTCGCTGCCGTCGGCGAGGGTGATGACGATGCCGGCGCCGTCGGTCATGAGCCCGCCCTCGGCGAACGTGTAGGCGTCGATGGCGTTGTCGATGCCGGGGTCGTCGGTGTCGGGGTTCGCCAGCGTGACGCCGATCAGGGCTTCGGCGAGTTCGTGTGCGTCCATCGGTTGCTCCGTTCGGGTGGCCCGGCGGTTCCGGGCACACACATCCATCGGCACAGTTGACGGCGATGTTAACCCCTACCGGGATAACTATCCCGGGACGCGCAACGACCCGGCACCGGGCCGGGTCGTCGTGTGCGGGTCGGTTGCCGGTCGCCCGGCGCCGGGGTCACGGCTCGATGCCGCGGGCGACCAGGTCCAGGAAGATGTGCTCGGCTTCGTCGTCGAACTCGGCGGCCGTGCGGTACAACGAGTCGACCTCAGGTTCGAGCCCGAGTTCCTCGGCACGGGCGGCGAGCGTGCGGTACCGCTCGGCGGTGTCGTTCGCGCTCGACCAGTCGGCGAGCGTGTACGGGCGGCGGGTGCGTCGGGTCGTCATCGTGGTTCCGTTCGGGTCGTGTGCGGTCGTGGTCGGTGTGCGGGTCACGGCGCCGTGCCGTCGTACCCGGCGGCGCGGGCGGCGGCGATCAGCGCCTCGGCCGCCTCGATGGCGTTGCCGACCGCCGTGTACGCCCGCTCGACGCCGTCGTCGGTCCCGTTCCGCAACGCCCGGGCGGCGTGGTCGCCGGCGATCCCGACGTTGTTCGCCAGTTCGGCGAGGTGATCGAGGGTGTTCGTGACGTCGTTCATCGGGTGGCTCCTGGTTCCCGCCCGGGCCGTTCCCGGGCACACACATACCATCGGCAGGGTTAACCCGGATGTTAACCCCTTCGTCGGGAAAGATCCCGGGCGCGCAACGACCCCGGTCGATGCCGGGGTCGCCGTGTGCCGGGCACGCCGGCCGGGTCACCGCCCGGCAATGAGGGCGGCGTACTCGTCGTTCGCCGGGACCAGGCGCACGTCGCGCCCGTCGTACCCGGCCGCCTCGATCCGCCAGGCCGTAGCGCCGGCGGGCGCCGCGGGGTCGGGCATGACCAGCAGGTCACCGGCAACCGCCTCGATCACGACGCCGTCGGCCCGGTCCCGGGCGATCTCGGCGGCCGTCCCGCCGTGGTTGTCGATCACGGTCCCCAGCCCGTACGCATCGAGGCGGGCGCCGTGCCGCCGCGGCCGGAACTCGCCCGTGTTCGACCAGAGGTCGGTGTCGCAGTAGCACAGGCCGAACCCGGCCCGGTGTGCGCCGTCGACCAACAGGCGGGCCTTGCGCGGTCCACGCCCGACCCGGTCGACGTACCGGCCGCCCTCGGCGTCGACGAACCCGCCCGTCGGCACGGCGTGCCGGTTCACGTGATGGACCGTCGGCGCCGGCGTCGTGGCCACCGCCTCGGCGGCCGGCATCACCTCCGCCTCGATCGGATCGGGCGTGCGACGGGCCGGCTTGTCGAGGCGCTGGCCGAGCCGGACGACGCCGGCGAGCCACGTGTCGTGATCGGCGACGTCGCGCTCGTTGCCGCCCGGGCCGTCGTTGACCCAGCCGTCGGTGTTGCACCACATGCCGAGCACCGCCACCCGCTGCGTGCCGGCGGCGTTGATCAGGTACGCCTCGATCCATCCGCCGTCACCGGGTACCAGTTCGACGTGATCGGGAAGCGGGGTCGTGTCCATCGCAGGGCTCCTTGGTCATCGCCCGGGCGGTTCCCGGGCACACCAGACCATCGACAGGGTTAACGGCGAAGTTAACCCCCAGGATCGGGAAGGGGTCGGATGACCCACCCGCCCACCATCAACGGGCCGAAAGACCCATCGACATCGTCAGACGTGGGCCATGAGACCCCCCCCTCACCCCGAACACGTGTTCACCGGAGTAC